TAGTTCATCTAATGGATTGAACCCCAGCGGGGTAATGCATGGTTAAAAAAAGGGACCCTTCTCCCCGAAGGATCCCTCAAAAACTCCTGATGGATGGGTGCGACTTTATCAGTGTCGTCCATTATCATTGTTTTTAATCAGTAGTAAGGTATTCCAAAACCCTTTCAGGCGATGTTTCACCGTACGGATCTGTTAAACAGTCATCAGACTTACCAGGCTCTATGAAAATCTTTTCAATAACGCCATTGTCTACGACCATAGCGTATCTCCAAGATCTCTTACCAAAACCTAAGTTATCTTTAATAACTAACATTTCCATATCTCTAGTAAATGCTCCTGTTCCATCAGGAATCATTTTAACATTTTGAACATTCAAATCCTTTGCCCAAGCATTCATAACAAAAGCATCGTTAACAGACATGCAATATACTTCATCAATACCTGCCGCAAGAATATCATCATACAAAACATCGTATCCGGGCACCTGAGTGTTTGAACAAGTGGGTGTAAAAGCACCGGGTAGCGAAAAGACTACTGTACGTTTACCGAGGAAATAATCCGCGGTTTCTATTTCAACCCAATCATACTCGTTTGTTTCAGAATTCAAAGCTCGAGTCTGAAACCGTATGTTGGGCAATTGTTTGCCAGCATAGCTCATAATTAAATTTCCTTACGTCATTAGATTAAGTGAATAATAGATCTCTTTTGTTATCGATCTTGATTTTTTTAGGCTGTTTCTCTTTTGGAATAATTCGTTCCAAAGCAATGGTAAGTAAACCATTTTTAAAGTTAGCACCAACAACTTCAACATCGTCAGCTAGTGTAAAGCTGCGAGTAAATTTCTTGTGTGAAATTCCTTTGTGAAGCAGGACGGTATCATCCTGAGGTTGCTCATCCCATGTGGACCGGACGATTAACTCTTGTTCTTTCATTTCAATATCAACATCATCTTCTGAGAGACCAGCCAAAGCAAGTTCAATAGCGAACTTTTCTTCATCTCTGTGACGACGAATGTTGTATGGAGGGAAGCCGGTGGAGGCTTGTGGTTGGGGAAACTCTGCTAACCTGTTGAACATACGATCGAAGCCAACTGCAAATGGTGCAAAGTTATTAACGTCAAAATTGTTTGAAAATCTTGTCATGATTTTATCTCCTATTAAGCAAGATTAGATTGTGATGATGGTTGTACCCATCGATTAAGTAGAACCCTATCGGCATCCTACGAAATTTATTTATAAGGCTTATGCGCCAGTACTTCCAATTCCACCGTCACGATCAGTTTTTTGAGCTGGTGGTTCACTAATTTCTACTAACTTGTGTTGCTTGACAGGCTCTAGAATGCACTGAGCTAACCTTTCTCCGTTGGCAATGGTTACTAAACTATCAGACACATTATGCAGGAGGATGTAAGATTCTTCCACGTAGTCACTGTCTATTATACCAACTCCGTTTGTAAGTGTCAATCCTTTCTTGACTGCTACACTGCTTCGTACGTACATCTTCATTACATGCTTTTCAGGTATATCAAAGATTAGTCCTGTTGGAACGAGTACTCGAGATTCAGGGTGAACCTGAAAAGCAGTCACACCACCTATTGTTTTGGTGATAATGTTGACTTGCTTGTTCCATGGATTGTAGGTCTTAATCTTTTCGCCTAATCCAAAGCATGCACTAACATCAAATGCTGCAGACCCTTCGGTTGCATAACTTGGTAAGGTGGCTTCTTCTCTTGTTTTGTAAATATTCATCATGTATTCCTTTAAGGGATGGGTGTAAACCAATCTTGGCTTTGTATCAATTTTTTAAATAGTTCAGCATCAGGCGATTTTTCCCATAGCTCATTATACCAGAAAAGTTGTCTGAAATAATCATGCCATACGAACTCTGTATCTTCTTGTTTTTGTAAGACGCATGTAATAATACGACCATTATCACCATCCGGATATGGAGGTGATAGCGCTCTATAGTTGTTTGCAATAGTAAGCTTGTCGAAGAAATTATCTTCTGCATGGAAAATCGATCCATGCATTCCATGCTCATGAAACATTCGAGCTCGAGGAGTCCAATGAACCATGATGCTTCCTACATGACTAAGATTATGGACGCATTTATAAAAGGTTCGTTGAACTGGAATATGTTCGCTCATTCCAAAGTTTGTTACTATATCGAATGATTCTATGCCGGTTGCTTCTTTAATTCGTTCAGCAGCTGTTTCACTGCGCAAGTCGACAAGAATCGCACCGTCTAAACCATTAAGGTCTGTGCAGTGGTAACTTTTGGCTCCGGCTTTGAGGTAGTCATCTCGATAAAGACCGTAGGCATTACCTTTATTACCAAGCTCGAGTATCGTCTTTCCGCTTAAATTGGGAAGGTGTTTATATTCGCGGAGAGGTATCGCCTTAGGTGTAGGATTTCCGTTGTAAATCATAATGTAAAGATCTCATTTTATTTTTTGCCGATATTATACTTCACCGTAAGTTCCCAATTTTCTTTCTCTTTATACGAAATAATCTTAATTTGATTAAGAGAAGCGATTGGTTCTTTTGTTTGATTAGGATCGACGATCTTAATCAGTTCCCATTCTTCTAGAAGGTTGACGATAGTATTTCGACGCGCTTGGTCTTCTTCAGTGAATGTGTTATGCTTGCCATCGAGTATAAACAATTCTTTAAAATGAAGAATTGCATAGCGTCCTTTCTTGTGTAAGATGTGACAGGACTGAAATAGTTTCTTATCTTTACGAGATGAGATTCCAATCCTTGTGAGGGTCTCTTTAATTTTGAGGAAACTGTCCGGAGTCGGCAACTCGACTTCAACTCCTACTCCCCGAAAAATATCTTCGTTATTCATGATACATAGTCACCTTTATTATAGTAATTAGTGGTAATGACATAGAGCCATACAGACTTATTTATTTCTAAATCAATCTTAACCACCTGTTACTAATTTACTATGAACCTCCTTCATTTGCGCTTTACTAAGAGCTTTCAAATACATTTTAGCTACTGTGCGATTACATTGATAGACTTGTTGGATTGCATCAAGGTCTACACTCTTGTCAGCTTTAGGCCACTTCGAAAAACGCTTTCGTTTACGTAATACACTGCGATAGTAATCAAATTGAGCAGCAGCAAAAACACCATGCCGTTGGTTCATTTCATTAGCATGTAATATCGTATCTTCAAAATTAGCGAAGCCACGATTAATTATATATGCGTTATATTGCTTTTCAATAAGCTCGGGATTGTCTGCAGTACCTATGATATCTTCTTTAGTAAAAGAAGCAGCGTTCATAAAATCAAATGGATTGTAGTCACCCTTAGCCATTAGTCGTATGCCTCAATACAAAGAGATTCTTTCTCACTAAATTGATATCCCATTGCCTTCATAAAGCTTTCAAATACTTGAAGCATATCATCACGTGATAAGTCTTTTTGCATCACATCAATAGTAACACGAGTATTAATAGAAGAGCCATGTTCGTAAGGGTGGCATATCAACTGCATATACGGTTTATCCGCAGCTGGGTTAGAGTCCAACATTTTTCACCTCTTCAATAGATTTCATTAGTTCATCAAAATCTTTACCGCACGATTCACACATCATTATTTTGAGTCGGCCATCAGCGGTATCGACATTAGCAGTAAATGCTTCTTTCTTTTTAAGCTTGTCGTGACAAAAGAAGCAGTCAGTGTCTTTAGAAAGAAAGTTAGTTATACTCACTTTCGATCATCACCTCGGTTAGGTAAGCAATCATGTTGATCTCTAGATCAGCGACAAAGTTTGCTTTGTACATATAGTCAGCAGTCGTTACACAGAACCCCGGAAGACTACGAAGCATGATCTTATCAGTTGCTGCATCATAGATTCGACGGAACATTTCATTCATATCTTGATCTGAGTTCTTAGCAACCCATTTACGCATTTCAGTAAAGTTCTTAGCTTTGAGTAAAGCAAAGAGTTCATCAATACTTTCTTGCTTAAGATTAACGAAGATACCTTCATCAATTTTGCCAGAAGCAGCATAGGATTGTAGCTCAGTCAGTACACGACGAAAGTCTGGAAAATGCTTTTCAATTACTTTAGCGACAACAGCTTTATCATAATCAACGTTTTCTTGTTGAAGGATAGCATTGACTCGCTTAAAGAATTGCATAGCAAGAGCAGGACGCTCGGTCTGTTCAATAGAAAAGTCTACTTCAGAAAGACGAGATCGCAGAGGAGAGATGATTCGATTTTTAAAGTTACAGGTGAATATGAATCCGCAGTTAGAAGAATATTCTTCTATAAAATTACGGAGGGCGGGCTGGACAGATGTAGCGTTGAGGTAGTCCGCCTCATCGAATATAACATATTTCCTACCACCTGAGAGGGAAACGGAGGAGGCAAACGTTGATATTTCGTATCTGAGGGTGTCAATATTGACGTTGAGGGAGCCATTTTTAACAACGTAATCACAGCCAAGCTCGTCAAGCATAGCTTTTGCGATTGTAGTCTTACCGACACCAGGGCCTCCGGTTAGTAATAGATTGGGTACGCTTTCATCAGCTACAAACTTTTGAAAGGTTTTTTTCATTTGGTCTGGAAGAATTGTATCTTCGATTAATCGTGGGCGATAGCGTTCCACCCATAGCACTTCGTTTGATTTTGCATCAATAGACATAGTTCACCAATAATCATAATATAAAAAAATTCGGAAAGGCGGGGACCTAGACGATCCCCCCTATTCTCGAGAAAGGTCAAGCTGGTAATTAACCTACCAGCTTGTCAGCTAAAGGACCTTGAGCAGGTACTTCAACACCAACTTCCTGCTCCGCTGCAGATTGATCCTGCTGTGGTGCATTCTGTTGGAGGTAACCTTCGATTTTATTTCGAAGCATACCAACACCTGCCATTTCGTTCCCTTGGAACCCGCCACGAGTTGATACAACATCGATCATCTGTAGTAGCGTGCTGAGATCACCAAGAGTAATGGAGATCGGTTCCTGTTGCTGTTGGCCGCCTTGGCCCATTTGTGGTTCGTTCATAACTATTTCATCCTTTGTTATAAGTCGACTTGGAATCAATTGCCACGTAATACGTGACGCCATTACCTTTAAACTCAGAGATACCCTTCGAACAAAGAGTAACCTGATAATCTAAAGGCATTAGTTTAAGGTTATCAGTTTTAATGATTACCTTGAATGTATCGTCAGTTTCACCAATTTCGACGCCAAAGTCATCTGCGCCGGCATTAGCACTGTCGATAGCTTTCAGATAGCACTTGCCGCTTTCGCCTACAAATGCGATCTCTGAAAATTGTAATACACCTGCTGCTTTAAGAACTGAAGAAAGATCATCGTGGGTAACGTTCACTACAAAGTCTTCAGACGGTATATTTATATCTTTTTCTGGAGGTGTATGGATCATACTTACATCTGCATAGACATATTTGGTACGACGCCTACCTTCAGCAATAGTAAAGTGTTTCTCACCAAACTCTACATCTGGATTATCGTAGAGGCTTAAAATTGATAGAAAGCGAGAGAGATCATAGACGCAAGCTTGAGATGGAATCACATCTGGTATTTGAGCAATTGCAATCAATGTTTTCTCAGGAGTAATTGTTTTCAAAGTATTACCTTCTTGCAACAAGATTGACTTGTTAATAGAAGTAAAGCTTTTGAGAACATTCAAAGTTTCACTTGAAAATTTCATAGTATAGAGTTTCTCCAATTGTTTTGTATACAGGGTATTATAACACAGCTAATTGTAATTGTCAACTGTTTTTCTTATAATTCTTTTTGCTAGAAGAAGCGTCAGCAGTTGCAGCAGCGCCTAGCTGGCCAAGTGATCCCATGTTCCCCTTAAATATGTAGGATCCCACGTGGTTCAGTTGCATCCAAGGACACATCCAAACTTTAAGACCAATAGCTCTAGCCTTCTTACAGAAAAAATAATCTTCAGACAAATACCGCTTGGACTCTTCATCGATAACACAGTCAAAGTAAGCAGTAATGTTTCGTGATCCGTCGAAATTATCCGTACGGACATGATCAGGCTTGTATTGAAGCTCAGGATAAGCATCCCGATACTTCTCTAAAGCAGTGCGAGAAATAAGCATAAATCCAGTGCCAGCTTCTT